ACAGAAGCATTCTACAACGAAGCAAACACAGCATTCTCAGGTGCTAACGGTGCAATCGTTGCGTCTTCAATGAGCATTGCTGGTAACACAACAGACTATCTGTTTACAGGTAACGCTGCTCCTACTGGCGCTATGACAACAGGTTCGGCTGAAGCATTGGGTGACGGTGCAGCAGGTAACACATTCCAAGAAATGGCATTCTCAATTGAGAAAGTTACTGTAACTGCTCGTACACGTGCATTGAAAGCAGAATACTCAATGGAACTGGCACAAGACTTGAAAGCAGTTCATGGTCTTGACGCTGAAACAGAATTGGCTAACATTCTGTCCGCAGAAATTCTTGCTGAAATCAACCGTGAAGTTATCCGCACAATCTATAAGATTGCTAAGCCAGGCTGCCAAGCAGGTACAACAACTAGAGGTGCATTCAACTTAGACACAGACTCAAACGGTCGTTGGATGGTTGAAAAAATCAAAGGTCTTGCATTCCAGATTGAACGTGAAGCAAACCAAATCGCTAAGACAACTCGTCGTGGTAAAGGTAACATCGTTATCTGTTCTTCAGACGTAGCATCCGCTTTAGCGATGGCTGGTATTCTTGACTATAACTCAGCACTTGCTGGTCAAGTATCACTGACAGTTGACGATACTGGTAATACTTTTGCTGGTACAATCTTCGGTCGTATCAAAGTTTACATTGATCCATACTTCCCAGTTGGTTCAACATCCGAATTTGCTGTAGTTGGTTACAAGGGTACTAACGCATACGATGCTGGTATGTTCTACTGCCCATACGTTCCTCTGCAAATGGTTCGTGCAGTTGATACTGGTACATTCCAGCCAAAGATTGGCTTCAAGACTCGTTACGGTCTAGTTGCTAACCCATTTGCTGAAGGTACTGACCAAGGTCTTGGCGCTCTTACAACACAGAGCAACAACTACTACCGTGGTTTCCGTATTGCAAACTTGATGTAATTAAATAACCACCGCAGAGTGGGATTTAAAGAGGCTCCTTCGGGAGCCTCTTTTTTATGGTGCATAAATAAACGTATGACAGTTCTCACACGAAACCCTGTAAATCCTAATGCGTTACAGCCGAACAAGTTTACGCTGAATTTGGCTCGTACACCGAATCTACAATATTTTGCTCAAACAATTTCTTTGCCTGGACTTTCTACATCCGAAATTCCTGTGCAAAACCCGTTTGTTGAACTGTACGCACCTGGTGAAAAAACCATTTATGATATATTGAATGTTACTTTTATTGTTGATGCCGAGATGTTAGGTTGGTTAGAAATACACGACTGGCTTCGTGCTTTAACTTTCCCAACAGAGTATGAAGAATATCAAAACTTAGCAAAACTAAATCAATTTGCTTCAGCAATACCAACAAAAACTCCACAATATTCTGATGGTGCAGTAACTATTCTTTCAGCATCAAACAAACCATACTATCGTTTCAATTTCAAAGATTTATTTCCAATTTCATTATCTGGTTTTGTTTTGTCATCTACCGACACACCAGATACAATCATCACAGCAGACGCTACATTCAGATTTACCTATTATAACGTAGAAAAATTATTTTAAATGTGATATACTCCTAAACGGAGGTATACTATGACTAAACTTGACGAAGTATTACAAATGTGGACTGCGGATTCTAACATTGACCGCACTGAACCAGGTAAAGCACTGATTGATATTCCAAAACTTCACTCAAAGTATTTGAACATTCTTTCTTCACATCGGTTATTAGCCAAAGAAGCAGAGTTCAATTACAACAAGTGGCGTAAGTTAAAATGGGAATATTACACAGGTAGACTTGATGCAGATGAACTACAGAAACGTGGATGGGAACCATTTCCATTTACTCTCAAATCTGAGATCAATACATACTTAGAAGCAGATGAAGACATCAACAAATACCTTGCAAAGAAGATGTTGCATGAAGAGATTGTTGAGGTCTGTCAAGCAATACTTAAAGAACTAAACAATCGAACATGGGAACTTCGTTCGTTCATTGATTGGGAAAAATTCATACAAGGTGTTTGATTTAATATTATATAAACAAAATGAAGCATTCATCAGGTTTGCGTGTGAGAAAAGTGTCGCACAAGAACTTGCAGACTACTTTACATTCTTTGTACCAGGTTATCAATTCATGCCAGCGTACAAGAATCGTCTTTGGGATGGTAAAATAAGACTTGCTGATTTACGCACATACAATATCTATCATGGTCTTGTACCTTACATTGAACAGTTTTGTGAAGAAAGAGGTTACAAACTTGAGGTTGATGCTGCTGTAAACAATACGGAGAGTTTTTCAGCACTGGAGGCCAATGAGTTTCTGGAGCAACTTCATTTGGACAAGACCATTATAACAGAAGGTGTAAGGGAGTATCAATACAAAGCATTCATTACTGCCGTAAGAAGAAGAAGAATGCTATTGTTATCACCTACTGGATCAGGTAAGTCACTGATACAATACCTCATTCTGCGGTACCTTCAATACAAAGATTACAAAAAAGGATTACTGATTGTACCAACAACATCACTTGTTGAGCAAATGTATTCCGATTTTAAGTCGTATGGTTATGATTCAGATACTTATTGTCACCGACAGTATTCAGGTAAAGAGAAACACACAGATAAATTTCTGACCATTACTACATGGCAATCTATCTACAAGAATCCACCAGAATACTTTGAACAGTTTGACTTTGTTCTTGGAGATGAAGCACATCAGTTCAAAGCAAAGTCATTGACTACCATCATGACTGGTCTGAAGAATGCCTCTTATCGAATTGGTTGTACAGGTACAATTGATGGAACACAAACACATAAGTTGGTATTAGAAGGTTTGTTTGGTCCTGTATACCAGTCTACCACTACCGCTAAACTAATTGAGAATAAGCAACTGGCAGATTTTCGTATTAAATGCCTGGTTTTGAAATATTCTGAAGAAGTGTGTAAACTATCCAGAGGGTGGGATTACCAATCTGAGATAGACTACATAGTAAGAAGTACCGCAAGAAATGAATTTATACGTAATCTTGCACTATCACTTGAAGGCAATTCACTTATACTCTTCAATCTTGTAGAGAAACATGGTAAACATCTTCACAAACTGATTGAAGAGAAAGCTATCAATCGTCATGTGTTTTTTGTTTATGGTGGTACAGATGTGGATGTTCGTGAACAAGTTCGTGCCATAACCGAAAAAGAAAACAATGCGATTATTGTGGCATCTTACGGCACTTTCAGCACTGGTGTCAACATTAGAAATCTTCACAACGTCATATTTGCCTCACCAAGTAAGTCCAGAGTACGTAACTTGCAGTCTATCGGTCGTGGGCTTAGATTGGGAGATAATAAAACTGAAGCGGTGTTATATGACATTGCCGATGATTTTCGTATAGGTAAACATGTTAATTATACATTGCAACACCTGCAAGAACGTGTTAGAATATACGATGAAGAAAAGTTTAAGTACAAGTTTTACAATATAGAGGTCAAGAATGCATAACGTTAAACTTATAAGAATGCAATCTGGTGAAGATATTATGGCTTCTATGTTTGAAGATGAAGAATCAGATCAAATACAATTGAATGATCCTATGCGTATCGTGTTTCGTCGTTTACCTACTGGCCAAACGGTCATGATGATGATGCCATGGTTACCAGTTGAACTGATCAAAGAAAACTCGGCAATGATTTATTATTCAGACATTGTGACCGTTGTTGAGCCAAAAGAATCAATGATAAGATACTATGACAAACTTGTTGAGCGCACAGTGAGTGAAATGGCTGATTCAGATAAAATGATTGATAATCTTTTAGAAGAACAAGAGCAAGAAGAAGATGTTCAACATCAAATTATAGAAGAAGTGATTCAAAGCATACACGAAGCGAAGAATAAAAAACTTCATTAATAGGACAATTTGTTATGTCAAAAGTGGTGACATTTGTGATACCAAGCAGTGCCAAGCAGGCCTATCAAGACCTGTCGCAAAAATATTCGGCTGTTGAGCCACCAACATGGGCATTGCTTTTAGCACAAGCAGTTCGTAAAGAAGGATATGATCCTTGTATCATAGACTTTGATGCAGACCCATCACCAGACCTTGAACATTCTGCTCATCGTATCTCTGCTACAGGCACAGACATAGCAGTGTTTGTTCTCTACGGACAAAATCCAAACTCAGGCACCACAATGATGATTGGTGCATCAGTTCTAGCAAGACAACTCAAACTCACACGACCTTCAATCAAAATCGTATTCATTGGCTCTCATGCATCCGCACTGCCATATGATGTAATTGGTTTACCATACGTCGATTTTGTATTCATCAATGAAGGCGTTTATGGTTTATTAGACTTGCTTCAAACAAACTACAAAGACCATTTAGACAAAGTTAGAGGTCTTGTTTATAAGAAGCATGGCTTTGCAGCAACAGGTGCACCAGGTGAAATTGTACAAACAAAAGACATGGATCGTGTAATGCCTGGTTATGCATGGGATTTGCTGCCAAAAAGAACAAATCTTTTGGACAAATACAGAGCCCATTATTGGCATACAAACTTTTTGGATGAAGGTCGCACACCGTTTGCTGCAATCTCTACATCACTTGGATGTTCTTTTGGTTGTAACTTCTGTATGATCAACATTGTAAATCGTACATCATACGAACAAGGCGTTGTATCAGCAGATTCACGTGGTATGCGTTTCTGGTCACCTGAGTTGATGCTCAAGGAGTTTGAATTTCTATGGGAAAGCGGTGTACGTACAGTTCGTTTGACTGACGAAATGTTTTTTCTGAATAAGAAATACTATGTGCCTATCTTACAAGGTCTTGTTGATCGTGGCATGAAGTTTAACTTTTGGGCATATGCACGTGTTGACTCTGTTCGCAAAGATCAACTTGAACTGTTCAAAGAAGCCGGTGTGAATTGGCTTGCACTTGGTATTGAAGCAGGTAATCCGCAAGTTCGTTTAGAGATTGATAAAGGCCGATTTAAGCAAGTTGATATTCGTGAGGTTGTACAAGACATTAAAGATGCAGGCATCAATGTGCTTGGTAACTACATGTTTGGTTTTCCAGA